TCTTTCCATTTCTTTCCAAAACGTCGGGGATTGGAAAGTTTTACACGAATTACCGTGAATTGTTCATGAATTTACTTTTGTAGTCCAAACGTTGTCGCTCTCAAAGTAGAAGCGGATGCCCTTATATTTGTGGTCGGTGTTGATGCGACTTGCACCTTTCTTCTGAAAAGGTCGCCAGTCTATCTTGCAGACCTTCTTTGCTTGATTGTATCGGCAGCATCGGCCAACGTTCTCACGATTGCCGCCTATCCATTCGGCAGCGGCACCAAGGTATGGGAACCATAGCCAACTGCCATCATCCATGACGGCAATGACCTGCTTTCGGCATCTTCCTGCATTGTCGGGTCGTGTCGTTGGTCGGTATTTGTCGAGGTTTGCCCATCCTTTGGCGGCTCGCTTTTGGGCACGTTTGCCCATCCACTCGCTCCACTTCTTGCCCTTGTTGGCTGGCGTGTGTCCTTTCATAAATCTGCCCGTCTGCTTGTTGCGTATCGGTCGGATGGGCGGCAGTGTCAATTCTCCGTATGACATAGGCTAAATGAATTTATCGTGTGATGCTTTCACCTCGTCGAGGGTCGAGTTGGCGTAAATGGTTGTAGTCTTCAGGTCTTCGTGGCCGAGCATCTTGCTCACCTGCTCGATGGGCATTCCACGACGCAGGGCGAATGTCGCAGCCGTGCGACGGATGCGGTGTGGGTGTGCCTTGTCGATGCCTGCCCGCTTGCCCGTCGTCCGTATCATGACCTCTACGCCACTGGCCAGTAGCCGTTGTGAATCTCTATGCGGAAATCTATTGGATGGCATACTTACAAAAAGCGCAGGGTCTTTGTCGAGCCGCTTGCTCTGATAGGTTTGCAGGGCGGCAATGCAGCGGTATGACAAAAACACCTTGCGCTGCTTGTTGCCCTTGCCCAATACGGTTACTTCTCGGCTCTCATAGTCGATGTCGTCACGGTTCAATGCCACCATCTCACTGACACGGCATCCGGTGGAGTAGAGAAATTCGATGATGGCTTTGTCGCGGTCGGTCTTCGCAAAAGTTCTCAGTCTTTCCATTTCCTCCTCGGTAAATGGTTTCTTGACTTTCTTCTCGACCTTGATTTTATCCACTCGTTTCATGATGTTGCGTGGCAGAAATTCCTCATCGTTGCACCAGGTGAAAAATGAGGAAAGCACACGCCGCTCATTGTTCAGTGTCACGTTGGATGAGCCTTTCAGCCTTGTCATCGTCAGGTAGGCTCTTATGTCGTCGGCGGTGATGTCTTTCAAATGTTTTCCAATAGTTTCGAGCGACTTTTTGAGTATCTGCTTGTAGTAGGTGAGCGAGCGTGCCGACAGTCCGCATGTGGTCTTTGCCACAAAAAAACGCTGTATGATGTTGGCATCGGTGCTGTCATATACCACAAGCGAAGTTTCCTTTTCCTTGATTTCGTACTTGCTCAACGTGATGAGAAGCACATCCCGCAAGGTCTCAATCTGCTTTTTGTCCTTGATGCCATTCTGCATGAGCATGGCAATGGCTTCTTCTGTGATTCTCTTAATCATAGGTCAAACAATGTTAATTGAATGGGCTTTTTCTTTTCATCCGCTTGATTGGGTGTGCCTTTCATCTGCGACCAATGTCTTGTGCAAATAAAATGCTTTGGGTCTTCGCTGTATCTTAATGAGGGGAGTCCGTCACGTATCGGGTACATACCTTCATTTACTATATAGCCGAACCGTAAATTATCAGGCTCTCGAAGTGAATCGTGGCAGACTACCTCACCATAAAATCCGTGAAGGGCAAGGTTGATGGCTGTCTGCTTGACGCAAATGGTGTCGATGTCTTCGCACACGGCAAATGGATAATTGTCGTATGTCTTCACAAAATGATAGGAGCCTGCAAGCATCAATCTTCCGCTCCCACACGCAGGGTCTGACAGAATGTAACGTGTGCCGAAGAATCCGCACGGCATTTTAGCGGATTCTATTTCGGCGTTGTTGAATGATATTTTAGCGCAAAGGTTTGCAATTCCTTCTGGTGTGAAACACTGGCCGCGTCGGTCCTTGTCGGCAAGGTGAAGCATAAAGATGTCACCGAATAGATCATACCATCCGTTTGCATCCTGCCCGTCAGCTATGGCTGATAGTGCGATTTGTGACATCTTTCGGAATGACTCATTTTGCTCTGCTGAGTATGACCATCCTGTCACTGGGTGCCCCGTCCAATCAAGATAGCCTGCAAGGTAGTCTATGAGCGACGTGTAAATCTTGTAGAGATTCTCGCCGTATCGGTGTTGAAACGTCGTCATTTCCTGATGTAGTTGCTTGGAGTAGTCGGTCATGACTTCAAGTTGTTATATGTTGTAGCGATTACGTCATACACTTTATTCCATGGCGTGTGTGCCGCTTGAAAAATTGTAGGTTTTATACTCGCCATTCTGATAGACTGGCTTTGCGTCGATTTCACAAAATCGTTTTTCTCTTCGTTCTAATTTGAAAGCGAATGGGTTTAATAGTTTCATAGTTCCAAAATTTATAGTGGCATCTTTTCAAATGGCCCGGTATAGTTCGGGCAGCTGTAGATTATACCGCTTATCTCCTTTGTCTGGGAGTTCAGAATGTACCCATTGGGGAACTGCTTCTCCGTCCTGGCGCAGTGGCCTCCCTTGCGGGTGCAGTTGCCACAGTTCGCCTCGTTGGAGGGGAAGTCGTACATGGAGGGTAATAGGTCTTTTATCATTGTCTCTAATGTTTAAGTTAGTGCCCGATGGTGGAATCGAACCACCGCTCATCCAGGACGTTGCAGCCTTGCCCATCGGGCTGCTTTATCGGGCTTTTTAAAACCACCCGAACCTCACGGCGGGGGTGGAAAATTTAAAGTTAAATCTAATACCAATTATTGAAATGGAAAATTATGTCATGCTGACGCTTACATCAAAACCACAGGAACCTCCCGGCGGCTGTGGACGCAGTAGAAAAACTTACTTTTCAACCATTTAAAAACTAATCTCATTCATATATGACAAACATTCAAGTAAGAGCTGCCGGCCTTCCCAGGAGGGCAGTTGCGATAATCATACATTAAGGTCAAGCAAATCCCCATCCGCTGATGGGTCGTCACTATACACCCAATAAAAAGAGGTTGGATATAATTGATTGATTGGAAAATTTTCGCTGAAAAGCCACCCCCGCACAGTCCGCATAAACTATAATGGCGAAGAAAAGAGTAATTATACAACACAATGCGCTGCGTGTATAGGGGTGGCTCCTGTGACACCTATGGCCAAATCATCGCATTGATGACAAGACCCAGTACCATGCCGATGAGCGTGATGGCGATTACTTGTCCGTCGCTCAACTTGTCGGCCACCTTGCCGACTATTCTGATTAAAGTATCTTCTTTCATATCTTCGATTTATTTAAAAGTTTGTCTATCTCGTCACTCCGCACGAATATCATGCTCCTCAATTTGTAGCATGGGAGGCCGTCGCTTATCATGTCCCTGATGAAGTCCTTGCTGACTCCCAGGTAATCAGCAGCGTTGCCCAGTGTCAACCATTTCCCGCTCATGACCTGCCGAGGAAAAGGTTGATGAAGTATTGTTGCCCCTTGCCTGTCACCTTTGGAGTGGCAGAGGTCACCATCGATGCACCTTCAGAGTGGGAGGTATATTTCACCTCAAACAATCCCTGCTCGATATATACCTGATAGGGAATGTTGTAGTAGCTTCCATAGCTGCCGAGGTAGTGGTTGTCCCGGAGCCAGGCGAACAGGCGGTTCTGACCTATCTTGTACCCGTTCTGGGTGAGGGTCTTGGCAAGCTGTCCGATGAGGATGGAAGACTTGCTCCCGGTGATGGCATCGGCAAAGATGACCTTTGGTGCATCTTCCTTGATTTTCTCATCCTTCTGCTGGTTGTCGCACAGCAGACGTGCTGCACGTTCTTCTGCTTCCTGACGTGCCCGCCTCTCATCCTTCAGGGTCGTTGCCAGCTGAATGAGGTAGTCGGGGTCGGTGAGTGTTCTCTCGATCGTCTTGTCATCCATGTAGGCTCCATGCTTGCGGATGGTGGGCAGAACTTCAGAGGTCACCCATTTTTTGAATTGCTTTGCAGACTCCAATTTGCTGCCAAAGATGAGAGAGTAAAGACCAGACTCCGTGACGAATGAAACTTGCTGAGTCCTTCCAAGACTGTCGATGGTGTCGCATTTCGCTACGTCATCCTGTTCGCAGTGCTTGGAAATAGCATCTCGTCCATTTGCATATCCAAGTGCCCGGCAGACATCCACAGCGCAGAACATTGGCTCGTCTGGAGTGCCTGATGTTCTTATGTCCCCGAATTTGGGATGATTAAAAATCTGGATATTCATAATTCGTTTAGGTTTTAGTATTCTTCTTCTTTCTCCATAGCTGCAAGGATAACCTTGCCTTCAATCTTAGAGAGACGGACAACATAGTGCATCCATCCATCCTGAGCGTTAAGTTCTGAAGCTCTATTCCTCAGTGCAGGGATGCTGCCGAAAGATGAAATCGGCAAGCTCAGTGTACCTCCATCTGGAATGGAACGAAGCAGTTCAATATTATTTTTGTCCATTTTCTTTGTTTATAAAAAAATATTGGTTAAATTTGCCGTGATAAGTAAATCACGTTGCAAAGATAGAGTATTATCCGCACATAAACAAATATTCTGCGGATTATTTTCGACAAAACTTACTATTTATAAACAATCTAAATAAGTAGAATTATGGAAACAACTGTAAAACAAAGACTTGTGGAGTTTATTAAATATAAGCAGATAAGTATCCGCAGCTTTGAAAGGATGGTTGGTGTGTCAAATGGCTATATAAAAGCACTTAGAAAAGCTCCAACAACTGACAAGATGTTGAGCATTATCCGCACTTTTCCAGAGTTAAATAGAGAGTGGCTCCTGACAGGTGAGGGTAAGATGCTGATGGGCGACAATCCACCAAACACCGAAGCCACTCCCGCCCACATGGGCAGACGTGCTGGCATACCATTGGTCACCCAATATGCCTATGGTGGCTATCTGACGGGATACGGAGACCCTGAGTATATGGAGAGTCTTCCCATCGTTGACTTCACCCCGGACCGGGAGATGACTGGGAACTGGCTTGCTTTTGAGGTGAGGGGTGACTCCATGAACGACGGCAGCTTTGAGTCCTACCGTCCTGGGGACATCGTCATCTGCCGGGAGGTGGAGCCAAAATATGTGCGACCGATATAAGGATTATCATGGTTATCTGCACAAGATTAATGACGGACTCAAGAAAATAGGAGTCACCACGATCGTCAAGGATAAGGTGGGCAAGTTGCGGAAGCATGAGGTGCAGCCGTTTTACGATGGCCTATCCACATACGTTGCGAGATATACGTGGGCTTCCGTGGCTGCTGAGTGCGGGGTGGAGCGTGACATCATTGCAGCCTGTCTGGGGCACTCATGGGCAGACGTGACAAGCCATTATATTGCCTATTCGCAGAAAATGATGGATGAAGCGGTGATGAAGGTGGCCGATTATATATGCAAATAAAAACTCCCTGCCCGTCACGGGTGGGGAGGAATAATCGACTTATTAACCAATAATCATGAAAATCACTACTAATAACTTAAATATGAATTATGAAAAACTACCTGTTCGCCCGCTGGCTAAAAGAATCTTGATTTCAATACCCACACGGCAATGCCGCCGACGATGAGTGCTGCAAGCCCATACTCCCACCAGCTGATGACCTTCTTGGTCTTGACAACTTCCTTGTTGGCCATGATGACCAGAGCCTTGCGGAGTGAGTCAACCGTTGCACGGTACCTCTCCGTCGAGTCTACGACGATGGTGCGCTCGATGTCATGATAATGGTGGATTTCCTTGACGGTATCTCCCACGTTGTTCAAGGTGTAGGTGTGGTTCTCCACCTGGCGCACTGTGTCCACCCTGGTCACCACCTTGATATCCTTGATGGTGTCCGTCTTGTAGGTGTGCAGCGTGTCATGGATGGTGATGTACTCCGTCACTGTCTTCGGAGTGCCACACGAACACATCAGGAGGCAGCCGAAGATGATGAAGAAGGCAAAAGCCGTCATCCATGCCATGTCACTCAGTTTCCTGCCGTTCATAATGTGCTGTTGTCTATCGGGTCGAATTCCTTCGGCTCTTCTGGTGGTGTGGTGACGGACACCGGCACCTCGCCCTTCTTGGCAAGTTCCAATATCTTGAGGAACTGCTGGGCAAGCTGCTCGGCCTTGCTGATGTTGCTGTGGGTCTTCTCGTCGGCATTTTCCCTCACGCTCAAGAACTCAACAACGCACCAGAAGATACCGATGCCCAGGGTGATGAGCGGGAGACCGTAGACAAGCTCCCATCCGAACCAAAGATATAACTTTGCAATGTGTATGCACACGTCAACACCTGCTGCTATGAGGATGGTGCCCTCATACAGGCAGAACTTGTAACCTGTGCGCTTCAGAGCTTCAGACCTCCTCGCATCGTTGCGGAGGTAAGCCTTATAAATACCTGCGGCCAAGTCTACCATCATAGCCAAAAAGACTACCACAGCCACGACGGCAATAAACCGCATCATCGTGTCGATTTCGTTGAAAAATCCTGTCATTGTTATCTATCCTATTTAATGCCTGCAATGTATACTGTTTTCCCTCCCTGTCTCTTTGCTGTGAGCAGCTGTCCACGGTTGCCTGATGCCCTATGGCTGACGTGAATCCAGTCGCAGCCATACTCATCGATGAGCTGGTCGAAGGGGAGGTTGAGCTTGATGAGCAAGTCACGCAGCCGTTTGTTGTCCTCCGGCCTGTCGCTGAGTGTTCGGATGTCTGCCGCCTGACCATAGCAGTGCTGACTGGTCTTGGCACCACCCACCGCCTTGTTGAGCCTGACGGAACGGTAGCCACTGGTCACTACGATGGGTGCACCCCATGCCTCACGAAGAGGGTCGAGGACATTTGCAACAAGTCTCTCCAGGGAGGCGGTTATCTCTGCCGTGGGCTTGTTGGAAATGCCCAGCCGTTTGGCAGTTGGAGATGCCGTCAGTTCTTCAATAGTAAAATATTTCATTTTATTGAATTTAATTCATTTCAGTTCTATCTCCCATCCATCCCAATCAATGCAGTTGTTGACGGAATTGAGCTGGCCTGAGAAGCCGGTCATCATCGTTTTATCTTCCGTATTTCGCCCGTGGATGTCGCAGTTGCGGAAGCTATACATAAGACTATCATCCGCAGCCGTTGAGATAAGCCGTGCGCCGTCCACCTCAAAAAGACACCCCTCGAAGGTGAGGTTGGTCTTCGTGCCGACAATCAAGGCCGTGGACTTACCGAACTTCTCATCCGTCATGATACCCCGCCACACCTGACGGAAGATGCACTGCTCATAGGTGTGGTGTTGGTAGTTCGTGCCCTGGGCTATCCTGTTGGCCTCGAAGGTGCAGCAGATATAGTGGATGCCGTCTGCCGTAGTGCTGGCATGGTGGGTGAGCATGACGGAGGTAAACGGACCTCCCTGTCGGAAGGTCGAGTTGAACACCCAACAGTTGCGGACACCGAAGTAGTTCAGGTGCATCCCGGTGCCCACGAATGGAGCCTGTGTCACGTCAGCAAGCACGACGATCAAGTGCTTGCAAACCGCAAAATTCTGGCACACGTCCAGCGACCGCCAGTTCTTGATGCAGAAGTCGCTGCCGTTGCGGATGTCAAAGTCCTCATACATACCCCGGCAGTCAACGTCATTGAAGGTGATGTTGCAGCTCCATCTCCCCTTGTCCTTGTTGCTGATGATTGAGAATGCCACCAGCCCACTGTCGGAGGTGCTGAACCTCTTATGTCCCGATGGGGCACCATTGTCCCGGTCACGCAGAGCCTTGATGTGGATGTTCTGCACCTTGCCATTTCTGGCATTGCTGAAGCGGAACACATCCATGTTCTTCACTCCTCCCTTGTCGTCTGGAATGACACCTGCATCAGCACGACGGACAAACAAGGTGCTGCCGTTGCCATCGATATGGAAGTCGTCAACGTTATAGAGTGGATTGGTTGAGTTGTCACCGAACTGCTTCCGTATCTTGACGTAATAGCAGGCATTCGGACGCAGCCTCATGCTGCCCTTGTTGGCAACCAGACAGTCCATGATGGCCGTGTAGTCATCGGTCATGATGGTGTCGATGTCAGTCAGTTTCCCGTCCTTCCAGATGTAACTCTTGCGGTCGGTGAGGTCGCTGTACACCACATTAGGGTAAGGTTCCATATCATTGTAGCCAAAATGGCCGATGGAGCAATCCTCCCACAGCCTGGACTCGTCGAGTCCGTTGATGTCCATGCGAGGTGTGAGTGGCTTCAGGTCGAGCTTGATGCCCTTGCCCCAATAGGCATAATATTTGCCGTTATGGCGCAGTACAAAAGTGTCCGTCCTCAAGTTATAAAAGACACTCTCCGAAGTCACCAGGTCAGGCAGACCGTCGAACCATGTCTTTATCCGCTCGGAAGGAGCAAAGACGGACACATCTGCTATCTCCTCCTCCTCCACGTCATCCACATCGACGAAACCATTAAAGCACCTGACGGGCCAGTCGTACAGTGGCAGACCGTCACCCTTTGCGCCGTAGTAGTCTGGGCACAAAGTGTCACGTTCTGCCTCCGATTTTGACTCGGCTATCTCGTTGACGATGGCCATTGCATCGGTCACGTTGACAATTCCGTCGTTGTTGATGTCGTATGTCATCAGCTTATCTTAGCTATGTAGTTCATCAAGTCTGCCATTGCTTTCTCTGCCATCCTCTTGTGACCTCGGTCGTTCGGGTGGGTCGGAATGGTGGCTGAATCACTGATATATGTCGGGTAGCAATTTTCAAACGTGATGCCGTCCTTGTCGAACTCAATCACACCGCAGCCCATGGCATCAGCGACTTCCCGGATGGCATCGTTAAACTCCGGCAGTGTATTGACTCCATTGTTAACAGGCCATGCGTCCTTGTTGTCTCGTTTGAAGACGTTCAAGGTGCAAAGGATGATGACTGCCAAAGGATAGGCTTCACGGAGTTTTTTAATCGTCAAAGCATAGCCTTCCTTGAATCCATATCTGCCAGATGAAATAAAGTCATCAGACGGGATGGTAAAAAGCCCCTTGAAGAAATTCTCCGTCAGCTTGGAATGAGGCTTGTGGGTGTCGCTGCTCATGTCGTTTGTGCCCCGGTAGATGATAATGACATCTGGTGCTGTCCTTGTCATGGTGCCTGGAGTCCTGATTCCGCACTTTCGTATTTGTGACTCATGCCATGCGTGAGCTGCTTTCCATTCGTTGGAGTTCTTATTGTGGGATGTGATGGATGAACCTGACCAGCAAACTGGTATAGGGTTAAAGTTGAGTTTATCAGCCAGAACCTCCCACCATGTCGTCGTGCTTGCCTGGTTGTAGTTGACAGGCGTGCCGACAAGTTTTCCGACATCCTCAGCCGTTGGGGTAAAGGTTACCTCCGTGCCAACGTCAGACATGGTGTAAGTTGTTCCTGCGATGGACAGGTTGCGGTTCTGCACGTCGTTGTAAGTGATGTAAGCGTGCAGCTCAACACCGACATCCTCGGATGTTATCTCAATTTCCGGCACGTTTTTATTCTCGCCAGTATTGCCGTTGGTGCTGATGGAGTCGCCGATGATGGCCACATTCTTGCCGGAAAGCCATGAATTATCCTCATCGAGGACAGCTTCCTGCAATTCCTTGATGTCATGGAGGATGCCGGAATCTTTCGTGACGGTCAAAGACAGTGCTTCAAGGAATGATTCCAAATCCGCAGCAGTAATAGCTGTGTTGTCAGTCTTGCGTGTGGTAACCGCCAACCATCCGACCGCTGCTGTTGTGCCAGCAATGTCTGCCGTGGAATAGCCGCTGTTGAATGATTGGAGCAGCCCGCTTGCTGCAACAATGGCATTGTATCTTGTGTTGTAAATTGCAACATTGAGACCTGAACCCCAGGAACTTTGTGCAGCCACATCCCATCCTTTTTGCACTTGGAATAGGATTGTATATCTATTGCCTGTGGTGCTGGCGGTCTGGGAGGACACTTGATGCTGGATTTTTTCGTCTGCGTCGTCCACGGTGAGAGGCACGACAATGATGTCGTGGATGATATGGTCTACCCCTGCCTGTACGTCATCAATCTCTCCAAGCTGACTGTCTATACTTGCCACCTTTGCCGTCGGGTCATAGACCGTCCACACTCTTGAGGTGATATAAGTGCTAATCCAGCCATATACAAGATAGCCATCCTTCTCCACCATGTAGTAATGGGTAGTCGTACCGTCACTTGTAGGTATGACAATCACATTGGTCAGCTGCAAGCCACGGAGGCTTTGGCTTCCGCTGTAAGTATGTTCTGCGGGATTTTCGTCGGCAAGTCCAAGCGTGAGATACCTGCCCGTTGTGTTGGCGGTCATCGTCACCTTGACGACGGAGCCACGCTTAATCATGGCCTTGGCATAGCATACCTTTGAATTCTGGGAACCGTAGGGGTCTAATGCAACGACTCCATCAGTGCCAGTAACAGTGATTGACCTGTTGCTTTCGGCAGTGCCCATGGACGGGGTGACGGCATCAGCCATCTCCATCACCATGTGCATATAGGTGTCATCTATCCCGTTTTTCGTTGCATCTATGGCATCCGTGATGGCCTTCTGGCTCATCGGGTCGGTGATGCTGTCGCCAGTGGTCTGCTGCATCTGCGAGATGTTTCCCGTCGTCGGGTCAAATATTGCCGACTCTCCTGGAATACCCTGCGGTCCGACAATTCCATGTCCGTTCCTGATGCCGACCTGCGACTCATTGCCAAGGTCATCCGTGATGGTCACGACATTAAGACCACCATCCTCCATGGACTCAGTGGTCTGCTCGATGCTTGCTATCCCGTTGCCCTTCAGGTTGTGGAAGTCGAGGTCGAGCACCTTGCGGACGTAGGTCGCCTTAACGGATGGAGTGCCCACACCGTTATCAATGGATGCGGTCACGCTGGCAATCGGGGAGTCGGTGTAGTAGTAGCCGGCCTCCATCGTCACGTCGTAGGTGTCGCCGCTGACCACGACAGTGCTGCTGCCTGCCACTGTGGCAGAGGTGTAGCGGATGAGATTCTTGCCGACGGATGACCAGGCAAGGCCGTTGATGGTTCCCTTGAGTTCGAGCGAGTAGCAGCCGGGGAGACGGCCCTCCACCCAGGGAAGGTTGATGACGATGTAGTCGGGGCCAAGTGAGGGCTCAAGGGCAGTTCTGCGGCCAAGACCGCTGATGAGATTGACGGAGAGGTCTTCTATAAGCTCCGGGATGAGTGTCTCACCCTCATGCTCAAGGGTGACGTTCAGTATCACGTCATTCCCCAAGGTGATGTTCAATGTGTCTGGAGTAGTCATATTAATTGCAATTATATATATACAAGCCAAAAAAGCCGTTTGGGGTTTACAACGAAAAGAGGGAGACCGAAGTCTCCCCCTCAACAACTAACCTAAACATTCAATTAAGAAAACAGAATTTTAGTTCGAGCCGGCAGAGCTGGCACCCTCCACAATCTTCAGCAGGGCGAAGGCCTGGGGTTTCGGTGACTGTGTACCGTCACCGCCGTTCACCTTGACGGAGAGCTCAGTCATCGAAATCTCGGTGTTGAGAGTGATGACGGTCTCGTTCTTGGCAGCCACGGCAGCACTGGTAGCATCAACAGTCAGACGGAAGTCACCGTGCTGTTGCAGTGCGAAGTAGTCCCAGAAACCGATGCCGATGTAGCGGTCATCCTCGTCAACGAGAACACCGTCAGCCAGTGTCTTGTTGATGTAGCCAGAAGTTGTGTAGGGATAGCCTGCGAGCAAGCCGTCCTGAATCACGAAGCCGGCAGCAGCACCAGGAACCAGAGGAGTAGCCTTGAGTTCATACTCGGTCACCTTGTCGATGGTGATGACAGGAGTGCCGGTGAAGCCCTTCTTGGCAATGCCTGCGATAGCCTGGAGGATGTTCCTGTAAGCATCATCACCCAGGGAGATGGTGCCGGGAGTTACCAGGGAGAACGGACCCTTGTTGCCTGACCAGGCAGCGTGGCTGTAAATCTTGCTTGCAAGATAGACGGCCAGTGCCTTCTGAATCTTCATCTGCACGAAGCTGTAGAGGTCGAAGGCAGCGTTGTCGATGGCCTTGTTGCTGATGGCACCGGCAACAGCCACACGGCGGCTGACAGCCTTGATGGAGTCGAAGTCGAGACCTTGAGCGGAGATGGCAGCCACCTCGCCAGCCTCAGTGACGGTGAAGTCGTTGATGCTGAATGGCCACACGTCGTCACCAACCACACCTGTCAGCATCTTGAGGTTCTTCGGGAGCTCAAGACCTTCGATTTGTGTGTCGATGATGTCCTCAATCTTGAGGGGCACTGCGCCTGAAGCCTCGATGGTGTTGGTCACGTTGTCACCGGCCTTGCTCTGGAGAATAGCAGCTTCGGCAGCTCTCTTCTGACGTACGTCCTGGAAGAACTCACGCAGCATGGCTGACTTGTTCTCGTTCTCACGGATTTTGGCCAGTTCGGCATTAGTGGCCATGGTCTTCAGTTCCTCGTCGATGATGATGGACTCTCTCATCAGGGAATCCCATTGCAGAGACTCGTCGCCGTTGATGGGGCGATTTGCGTTCTTCACGTTGGCATCAATTTCAGCCAGCTTGCCAAGCACCTCACGTTTGCGGGCTTGGAGTTGTTCTTTTTTGTTCATCTCGTTAAAATTTTAAGAGGTTTTTATTAGAAAATACTGAGTTTCATCATTTGCAGTTGTCTGCGCCTGTTCTCGGTGTCGGTGAAGTCGGGTTTCTCCTCTTCAGGTTCTGCCGCTTGTTCTGGCTCCGCAGGCTCCTCATGGGCGGTCATTTCCCTGACGTTGACGGAGGTGGCCATATAGGCGGGGTCCATGCCGATAGTGAGTGACCCGATGGCCTCGAACTCACGGTGCACGATGGTCAGGTCTACCGTCCCATCCTCGTTCCTCACTTCCTGGATATCGTATTTCTTCGGCCAGAACTCAAACGAGCATCCGCTGTAGTCACCACGTCTCACCAGCTCAAGGCAGCGGTCGCCGATGTCGCACTTGGGTGCATCGAACTCGAACTGCACTCCCTTTTCGTCTACTGAGAGGCGCATGCTTCCCACACCCTTGTTGCATCGTGCGATGGTGAGGTTGCGGTCGTGCAGCATGTTCATCTTGATGTCCTGTGTCATCAGCCATTCCATGGTGGCTGCCTCAGGAGCTATGATTTCCTTAAATCGTTGTCCTCCTTCGTCGAGCAGCTGGCTTTCAGAATTGAAAACGATGGCTGTGCCTCGGATGGTGCGAGACTCGCCCTGCGCATCTTCCGCCTGCTCTCTGCACTGAAGCTGGCAGTCAATGGTCCTGATTTCTTTTTTTCTTGCATCCATATCTGATTTTTATATTACGTGCAAAAGCCGTTTTGGGGTTTACCTTTCATTTTTCTTCAGGAAATTCCTCCAGTCCTTATTTCTGTAACTTCCCATTCCAAGATGGGCACAGTACCTGTCAAGTTTGAACTCGGTGAAGGGAAGCTCCTTCTTTATGCACTGCTCCAGGAGCCATGCCCCGGTGTCATACCATTTTCCCTTGCCTGGCGTCAGCTTCCACATCCGCTGTCCGTTGAAATAGGTGACACCGTGCTTTCTCATCAGCGGGACGTTCAGCCAGCAGAGGGTGGGCAATGCCCTTGCAATCTGCTGATGCTTGTTCGACGGGTTGAAGAGAATCTCAGCGGCAAAGACCACGAAAGGGTCAGCAATCGGTGTCGGATCAGCTGTCAGAATAGCATCTGAGTCCATGGCAATGAATCCGTCACGGAAGATGTCCATACAATAGTCAATGGTCTTGCAGTGTTTGGCACTACCCCAGTCATTGATGGTTGTCTGAACCTTGTCGGGGTAGTCCATGAGAAACCTGTCATAATCGATGACCTGTCCATGTGCGTTGTCAATGATGGTGACACCATTAATTGGTTGCATCGGTCTGACCGTTCCATTGTCCCACACGGTGACACGGCTGTCCTCCGTATGTTTCATAACCGACCTGACTGCGGCTGCTGTCAGTTCAGGGGTGTTGTGGTTGATTATCAGGAAATCAGTCATTGACGATGGTTTGTGCCTGGAACTGGATTTCGTTGGTGTGGCGGTCCGCATGAAATGTCTCCGGCAGTATCTGGTAGGTCACACCCTCATGCACTATCCGGCTGCGGTTGGTGACAAGCGGTGTGTACAGCATCCTCACCATCACCACTCCGTAAACGTCGAGGGCTCCGGCATTCATCGAGCGCATTCCCTTTACCCAGGTGACCGCAGCCCACACGCAGCAGGTATCCTCCCACTGTATGCCGGAGGTGTCCATGGCGAACTTGCCCTCCACCGCTTTCGAGCGGTTCTGAATCTTGATTCGGTCTCTTCTTATGGTCGCTGTGTATCCCATTACTTTTCGTATTTACATTTACCCGGAAACTTCAGGGTGAGTGCTGCTTCCACCCATTTCCTGTACTCCCCATAATCACCCCTACCGCAGTCGTTGAAGCAGACGACACCGCTTCCCTTCTCAATGGCATCGGAGATGGTCTGCACATCGTTGTCACGGGTGAAGTAGACATGCTCATGAAGCCCTTCCACATTGAGGTGGCGCATTTCGTTGACATATTGCCACACGTAGCCATTGATGTTGTTCGTGTCACGGAAGGGAGAGCAGCTCTTCATCAGCCGGTCTCCCTGACGTGTCCACACGTCCTCAATCACGCTCTTGAGCAGCGGTGCAATGGAGTGGCCAGTCGTCCATACCTCTCCGATGGGGACGGAGGTGCCGGCGTCCGATGCTGCCAGTTCGAGGGCATTGCGGATGGTACGCTGGAAGACTCCTTTCCTCATTACCCTCTCGAAATGACGGCAGACGGGCTTGCCCGCCTTGAAGAAGTCACTCCGCTTCATCGGTGAGGTGAAAACCATGTCGTCGTTGCCGTACAGGAACATCTCTGACAAGCCGGGAATGTTGTGGAGAAACAGCTCGAAGGATGAACTGTTGTAGGAGGGCAGCATCTCCTCCGGCATGATGTCGGAATGGAAGACCACGTTCACGGTGTCCATATTCAGCCATTCTGGCACCTGACTCTCGCTTGCGAGAATGACATGAACCTTGCTGACCCACGGCAGGCATTTTGCCACCGAACGGAGGAGAAGCCGCTCGATGCCCCAGCTTCTGAACCTCTCGCCGTTGGCCTTGTCCCCGTCGAAGCGCATGTGGCGCAGTCTCATCATGTGGAATGTGGACTGCCACTGCGGGTCGCCTGGGAAGACGAACGGGACGACGAAATCTATGTCGGGGAGCTTTGCCATTAGAGTATCATGTAGGGTTTAACCAAAACGTCGAAGGTGTAGGGCACCAGACTCATGTTGGTCGGTGTGATGGGTGAGCGGTGGATGTATGACACCTCCACCAGCTGGAGGGATGCAAGGATGATGCTTGCAGGTATCTCGCCGTAGGTGTCCATGAGGTCGTCATAACTCCTGCCCAGATAGTTCAGCGTGGTCTCCTCGGCTGCCTTGCCGTAGAGCTCCAGCAACTCATTCTCGCAATCGAAGTCTATCTTGGAGTGACCCTTGATGTACTCCATCGTCAACCATTTCATGACTCGCCTCCTTCCTGGGGTGCTGAACCCCTCAATTTCTCGCTGCCAAGTTCGGCAAGGTTCGTCGAGATGTAGAACTTGTCACCGCCTTCTACGGTCGGCAGGTCGTACTGGGCACGGAGCTCATCAATGTTCATGACTCCCGTCCGCAGCTTCATCTCGTCTATCTCTGCCTGTGCTTTCTTGTCAAGTCTCAGAAGTGGCTGCTCACACAGGTGATACCGCCTCTCGCCGAAATCGTATGCACTCAGCAGCTTCCTGTTGAACTCATCCTCTATTCCCCTGATGTTGGGCTGGATGGTTCGTGTCAGGAACTCTTGTGTGGCTGCCTCAGGTGTCTTGTACGAACTGTTACCGTCTATCATCAGCAACGGCCGGGGGACTCCGAAGAACCTGGCAATGTCGTCCTGTGATATCTTGAGCAGTTCAATCATCTGCTGGTCCTGGGCACTCATGCTGATGTTGGTTATCTTGTCCAGACCACGCATGGCTACCACGTCCTTGGCATAAAGATCATTGTTCAGTTCGTCTGCGTATCTCTTCAGGGTGGGCTTGTCATAGAGACCGCCTGCCAAAAGACCCTGTGAGCCTCTCGCTTCCTCGCCGATGATGAGCTTCACACGTCCACCCTTTGCCGCCGTGTCGAGTGCCTGATGGTTCTCCGTGGCAATGAGTGACATGGTGTTGACGGCGAAGGTGATGGTGGGGATTCCCCAGTTGCTGTCGGGATACTTGTAGGTGTTGGGGAAGTGCAGGATGTCCGACTTCGGCACGTTGAACTTGGTCTTGTAGCCTCTCTCGCTCAGATAGACCAGGTTGTAGGTTCCCGATGCAATGTCGTAACCTGCCTGGGTAGCCATCCAGAAGGCTGTGGGCAGTCCTGTCCCGTCACGTTCTATGTACACCACGGCATTGCCCTTGGTCAGTTTGGAAATCTCCATCTGCTCGAAGAAGGCTGATGCTGTCATCATAGGGTTGGGGGCTACCTGCAAGAGGTAGTTGATGGCTCTGCTTTCGCCGAACATGAATGGCACGAAGTTGCCTCCGGCCTTGTTCCTCCGCTGATACTGCATCACCAACTGTCCCATGGTCTTCGCCCTTACCTCTATGGCACGGTGAACGGCTGAGATGGTCAGGGCAGACTGTGGAGAGCCGACACGCACAATGTTCTGCTCAAAGGAACCTCCATGTGTTTGGGGGGCGGTGGTGTCCGACTTGGTAGAAGCCGGAACACCTGCCGTCTCCCTTGGTATTGGAAGTGTACCTGTCGGGGTGCTGAGAAGTAGTCTTGAAAAAAATCCCATAAAATCTTGCTTTTATATACCGCCCATTTGACGGTTCGGGTTTACTTATTCATTTCGGAGAGTAGGTCTTTCAGGTCGTCAACCTCCTCCTCGGTGGGTGCCGGTGCTGCCTGCGTTTCCTTCTCCCAGTGGAACGGGAGCCATTCAGACACAGGTGGCGGTGGTTCCTTGCTGCCCATGCAGTAGCGGGCATTGTAGGCCACGAGCCTCGCCTGTTCCCACCCGGAGTGGTTGCGCCTGAAATAGCCCTTCACGATGAGGAGGATTTCGATGTAGGTCATCTCATAGAGATAATCCGTCCTCGGCTGGCCTATCTCGCCCACAAGCATCATGAAACGCTCATGGGCGGTGCTCAGTTTTTTGGGCCGTCATCCTCCTTTGGCTCGTCCTTGATGACCTCCGGCTTCTGGTACCATTCGCCCCTCAGCTCCACCACTGCCATGGCGAGTGTCTGGAACTCTTCTGATGTCAGCTCATATATCACGTCGTCTGATGTGATGGGCGGTTCCTCTTTCTTCCTGGCATAGGCTGCGATGATGGAGGCAATGCACAGGGCTATCAGGTCCTCACGGAGGTTGAAATCTATCTCATAGATGGACTTCTTGCGTATCTGCTCGAATCCCTGCTCCGATGCAGCGCAGTAGCGGACGGCCACGTCCTTGTCCAACAACTTGACTGTTTTCTCTTTAATCATGATTAGGTCTTTAAAAGTGCCGGTCGGCAATGCTGCCACAGCCGACCGACGGAATCAAACAAATTAAACTATAACACTATGTGCCTACTTGTGACTGGCTGAACTGGCTGTCGCCGACCTTGATGGGACCGTAGCCCGTGAGGGTGGCACTGTAGGTGGTGTTCTGCCTGTTCTGCGCCTGGATCGAGAGTGATGTCAGTTTTGCCTGGCCTGAGAAAAGCACGGTTCCCATTGTACGGTTGTTGGTGCTGCTCACCATGGCTATGCGCCAGTTCAGGACGGTGTCGCTGACATTGGTTATCATGTCGTTCAGGGTGTTGGCGGTGCTGCCTCCCAGGGAGTCGTCATCGTCGAGAACGAGGGCACTGACATTGATGTCATAGCTCATGCCGGTGATTTCATACTCAAGGGCATCACCAGTGGTGTCCTTGGTGCTGCTCTCCTCGGTCTGCGCTCCAAGGTGCAACGACATCTCCTTGGCTGCTGCTATCACTTTGGTCGGATTTCCTGATGTCGAAAGGAAAAGTCTGATATATTGTCCTCTTTTCATGGCTTAACTCAATGCTCCAGTTCCTGTGAATTGTGCTGACGTGCTGATGTTGACCCTGTCATTGAAGGTGAGAGTCACATCGGTGAGATAGGCTGAGCCTGTACGTGAGAAGGATGCTTCTGCTGCTGTGCGGTTCTGGGTTCCGGCAGTCGTCTCGGTCTGGTCCCAGCCGACGGTGACCTCGGCACCGGCAGTGAATGCCGTGACAAGTGCAGATACATTGGTGTCGTCAAGGGTGTCCACCTGAATGCTCCAGGAAGTCGACACGATGGAGTCGGCATTGTACATGCCCTCGGTGTCCTTCGTGGAGGAGTCTTCGGTGTTACCTGTCAAGGTGACAGTGCAACTGGTGGCTGCTGCGATTGCGGAGCCACCGTAAAATGCACGGAAGTTCTGGCCTTTGATTTTACTCATATCGTTAAGAATTAGTGTAACATTCGTAGTGCATCGTAGTGTAGCAGCAGGGCTTCAGAGGGTCATACATCACCCTGTCTGCCGTAAATGTGTAGTCGTAGGGGATGAGCGGTTCAAGTTCCTCGTCATCGCAGTTCTCCAGGAACGACCTGACGGCTGCCCTCACCTGCTCGGAGAGGTCGGCAAGCTCATCTCTTGTCTTCGCAGCCAACTCTATGCCGATGGTCACGTAGTCATACTCCGACTCAAAGTCGTCCTTGGTGGTCTCGGCATTCCTCAAGCCCTCGAACATGACGATGGCATAGGGGATGGGCGCATTGGTCAGGTCCTCATCGGGCAGGGGAATGGCTGGGTTGTATATTCTCCCGCCTATCTTGTCCATGACGGTCTCGTCGGCCTTGATGGCCTCGAAGAAAATTCTATCGGTGCTCAAACTCATATTAATCTGCGTTTTTAGCGGTTGGGGTTTACTATGAGAGCGGGCCGACTCCCTTGAACTCGAAGGAGCCCTGCACCAGGCTTGAGCGGGTCGCCGTTATCCGGCAGCCTGTGAGAATGGCTGTACCTGACACTCCGCTCGATTCATTTCTTCCCTTGATGACAAGGGTGTACCGGGTTCCTACCGTGAGCAGCTTGGAGAGGTCTGCCACACCAGAGACAAGATAGGAGGTGTTGACACTCCATTCCTTCCGTCCTGTGATGTAGTCCTTCCACTCGCCCTGGGTAGAGGAACTGATTTCGATGACTTCACAGGATGTCCGTATCTCGTTGCTCTTGGTGCCTGCGATGGCCGTGGAGCCTTGGTAGACGATGATGTTGTTGCCGTTGATTGCCATGTTATTTCTGGATTATTCGGTTTCTTCAGTTTCTTCTTCCGTCAAATTCACCTCCATGAGCGTGATGTCCACCACGTCATCCCGCCATTTGCGGCTGAATGAAATGGGGTAGAGGGTGGTCCCGTCAACGGTGACCAGATGCATCGGGGTAACCTGTGCTGCCGTGGTGCTGCTGTTCCCGTCATGGGTGAGCAAAGATGCCTCGATCTTGCGCTTGCTCGATGCCCAGTAGTTGGCAATGCGGTCGGCAAGGTGCTGTTCAGGGTGTTCGGCTGATTCCCCATAGTTGACGGTGGTCACGTAGCCTCCGTTTGATGTGATGATAACACCATAACCAGGCTTCATTTTGTTTTCAGTTGCAAAGATGTTCTCAACGCTGTATTCTTGTTCAATGGCATTGAGGTTGCTTGCTTTGTAGGTCACTTTCTTCAGAGTCCTTCTCCTGATTTTGTAATACACGGAGGTATAGCTGCCGGTGTGAATCGAAGGGAACACAACTTTGTTGAAGACATTGCTGTTCTTCGTAAACTCCACCTTGAAATTGCGAAGCATGAAACTGCTCTCTCCATTCACAAGGGGAAGGTTAGATGAACCGAGAATGTCGATAAAGAGGTATCCGCTCAGCATATTCACCGGGATGCAGCTGGTGTCGCTGTAGCTGTAGTCAGGTGATGTGCCCTGAACGTAACGGGAGAAGAGTATTTTCTTCTGACTGCCGAGCGAAGCACGGAAGGTGGTCTCGTTGTTCACCCATTCCATGCCGTTCCACCACACAGCCATTTCCCTCGCCCAACCGATACCAAGTTTCATGTAGGTGTCACGCACATTCATCCATGGGTTGTAATCGGCTGCTTCCTCGTCTATCTCGAACAGTTCTCCTCCCCTGTATGTCTCTCCATGAAGTTGGAAGAATCCACTTGTGAACGCATGCATGTATGCCGAACGCATGGTAACATGGGAAGTGGAACTGTCTACGAAGGACTTGTCAACGATTATGACAGGAATCGGCTCGTCATCCTGTATGTGGGTGGAGTCATCATACTTGACGACATGGTTGAAGGAGGCTTTCCCGCTGACAGCAGAAGCAATAAAGCCAGGACGGGTGATGCTGAGAATATCCGTTGTCTTACGGTATTTCTTGTCTCCGTATGTAATGACAGCACCGTATGGCTTATCCGACATCTCTTCTTCCAAGTCAGAGTCAATGGCATCAATCACATAGTCCGGCATGGTGTTTTCGCCTGGATTGACAACAACCTTGGAACAGCCTCTCAACTGATAGTCCTTATTGTCAACGGATGCGAAACCGTCAGAGATGGTGACGTTCGTGAAGTCCTCAGGTGTCTGGGAGACCTCTCCGATATCGGCAAGGTCTTCAAGGGTCAAGGTGAGGAACTGCTTCTCTGCATCATCATCAGGGCAGACGAGATACAGCTTGTCTCCGAATGTTCTTGCCGTCCACCCCCAGAACTTGCACATTCCCTCAAGACAGTCATACATCTTCATCCTCGCTATGGCATTGTCGTCATCATCCTCATCCAGGAAGTTCTGCCAGTCGATGTGTTTCATCAGCCATTGCTTCACGTCACCTCCTCCCTGAATCACTACTCCTGTTGGTCTGCATGTGCCAGGGATGCAGTTGATAATCTGAAGCAGCAGATAGGCAAAGTTCTGAGTCTGAGTCTGCGAGTAATTGATGTCCACTCCCTGAGTGACCGTCAACGGGCATTGCAGCGGGAACTCCCTCTCCTGGGGATTGCCGTACAAGGTCGCACCGAAGTTCTGAGCCTGCATGGTTCCCATCCATAGGATGTTGTTGTTTGAGTCCGTCAAGGTCACAGGCCTGTCGGTGTCGGTGTCAGGGATAAGTTCCCGCCAGTTGAATGGGATGGTGCCGGAATGGACTCCTATCTCAGCGGCAGACATGGCAACGTTCAAATTGCTCGTGGTCTTGGTGTATAGGTAGAGATAATGAGCTGCATCATCTCCGCCAGGTACGGTCAAAGTCAGCGACGAATTCTTCGCACAAGTCTGCCTGGATGTCTGCCCGCCAGCGAATTCGGCTGTTCCCGACGAACTGTTGGTCTTCAGCCATGCCCAGACACCTGTATTAGCACCCCCACTGTCATTACCTCTTGAGATGATGACAATGTCACCAGGTGTGACAGGTATAATCTTGCTTTTAGCATATGAGTTAGTGGTCCAGGTGCTGCCGTTAATGTATTTTCCGACTGTTGTGCCTGTGTTGGTGATGTCCACTGGCTCATCCATCGTTGTACCGTCAGCATAGCCGTCATCCACTATCCGCAGGTAGCCGCTTTGAAGTCTGACAGGTTTGAAGATGTCGTCGTCGGTAGCTTCCTGGGTCTCAAACGGCTGTGCAGCACCCTTCAATGTGATGGCCCGCCCACCGAAGTATTGGTCGTAGATGTTCACCGTAAGCGTTTCTTGCCCACGGAGAGTGACGAACGGGATTTTATATCTGAGTGCCATAGCTATCTGGATGTTATGATTTCACCTTTGCCGGTTCTCTTCGTGTAATGGCTGAGTCCGAGCCATATCTTCTCGACATCGAGGTACGGCTGCATCTCACCGCCTGAGTTGTTGGCTTGCAGTTGGCTTGCAATGGAATTCTGCTGGGCTCTCGTCAAGATAAGCTCGCCTGAGTTGATTCCGTATGCAGCCGTTGAGAGGTTGTCACCGCTAAAGTTGTTTCCGGGGACGATACCACCTTCTGCGAAACCTTTGACGTTGCTCTTCACAGCTGCAATGGATGATATCATCGTGGCTGTGGCAGAAGCGGCAAAAGCAATCCACTCCCATTTGTTGCCTGTCTCCCTCGACTTTGCCTCGATGGCCTGACCGGCACCGAGGGCAATGGAGGCAATAGCCTGGGCTATTGTGCCGAGAACCTTCACAGCCGGGTCTTCAATAGACTGCATGGCTGTCCCGACACTCTGAATGGCACTTGCAGCAGCCATCCAGTCTTTGTTGAGAGTCTTTGCCTGCTGTGTGACAGTCCCGGTGTTAACGTCTATATTGATTGGGTCGAGGTTCATGGCCTCAAGGTGAGAGTTGATTGTTTCCTGTAGATTCAACCATTCCTGGTCCGGGATGTTCTCTTCTCCAAGAATTTTGTCCCAGAAACTCTCCATGTCGATACCCATAGCAGCAAGGTCAATTCCCCTTTGAGCTGCTGTTGTCAGGACATTTTGGAAGGTGGTTGCGTCAACTATGTTGGCATAAGTGTTATTGTACCCTTTAGAACCTATCTCCTTATTATCGAGTGACTGCTGCTGGTCTTGTATCCATGCTCCGATGGCGGTCGAAGTCATACCCGACAGGCCAGTTGCCATTTCCGGCTGTTTCTCCGCCTCACCACGCAGCTCTCTCATCTTCTTCGTGACAAAGTCTATCTGACCGGCATAGCGTTCCCAGTCATAGTTGTTGGTGACAAGCTGCTGTGCATCCTGGAGCTCTTTCAGCCAATTAGAGTAGTATTTCATTGAGCCGACAGGAGCATCACTTGTGACCTTGCCCTGCATGGTGTCAAGCACCTTGTTGGCTTCATCAAGCTGTGACTTGATTTTCTGCCGGCTGTCGTCATCAGCAGCTGCCCGCCATGCCTTCTGCAATGCCTGGACCTTGGCATACTGGGCATCGATGGAACCTTCGACGGGCACATAGGTCGGTGTAACAGTGCCACCTACACGGCCTCCATGGGAGCCACCGACACCACCTGTCATCTTACCGATTCTTGCATCAGCACGGTCGATTGTCCTGTATATTTGCCCGTAAGATGAATAAATGCCGGACATTGTAGCCGCCCGTTCATTGATGTAGTTCTGAATGGTGCCGAACAACTCTCCGTCGTCCTTGAAGTGTTTCCACCCCATGTATGCCTTGTATGGGTTGACGGCATTGTCACGTACCTTTCTATCCTCATAACCTCCTCCGAGATACGGAGACAAGGTTCTTACATTTTTTGTATGTGCTGTCTCAAACTCATAATATTTCCTTGACAAGGCAACATTCTTATCGAATGTTTCCATATCAGAAATGCCCTTCAAGAACTGGCTATAAGACATGTTGAGTGTCTTTGCTTGTGTGTCGTACAATTTCCTGATGACATTGTTCTGGTCTTTCAGCTGTTCACGGTAGAGACCGACAATTCTTCGCTGGGTTCCCTCAAGTTGCCTTTCAAGGTTTTTCATCTGGGTAGGTGTGAGAACCTGACCAGGTGTCATAGAAGGTTTCAATCCGCTTCCTTGCTCAGGGGCAACATACCGGCCTGTCCTCAACATTTGCTGCTGCCTTTCTCGTTCAGCCTCAAGTTGCCTCAGTTTTGGATTGTTGATGGCTTTTTGTGTCGCCAAATGGTCCATGGCATCATATGCCTCCTTTGCAGCCTTGACAATCGTGTCGATTCGAGTGAGGAAGCCACCAATGTCGCCGGTGTTGATAGATGTCAGGAATGCCTCATAAGTAATCTGGGCAGAATAGACCATCCTGTTCCAACTGTCCAGATTGGACTCACTTGCAAAGAAAGCATCTTTCGCCACCTTCAGAGCAGCAGTGGAAGCACCCAGCGCAGCACCCAAACCTGTTAGTTTAGTAATGTTCAGTCCGAACTTGTTGGCAAGTTCGCCAAGAATACCTCCCGTGTTCTTGCTTTCAGTACCTGTGTTATTCAAACTCTGGGTGACCTTGTCCAGTTCTGCCTTGCTGTCGTTGATTCTTCCCTTCAAGGTGTCAAGAGACTGTGAGAGGGCGACACCGAACGTGCCCTTCTTCTCATCATCCGACAGGCGGTTGTAAATCATGGAGAGCTCCGTGAAGCTCTGGGTCATCTCGTTGATTTTGCCACGGGTGCTTTTTGCCACGGCTTCCATGTTGCCCAGTGACTGGACAAACTTGAGGTTGTCGTTGCTCACGCTGTTCAGCGACGTGCCGGCCTTCCGGCAAGATTCCTCCAAGTCCTGGATTCCCGCCGTTGCCCTCTTGAGTTTCGCATCGTACTCGCTCGACTCAACTTTAAGTCTGGTGATTACATCAGCCATATATCATGCATTTAGTTGCTTTTCTATCAATTCGTCTATCAACATTCCGATGGTGTCGGCAGCCTGTTCCATGGCAGACTGGCTCGAACTGCCGAAGAAGTTCCTCGGTGAGATGGAGCCACGGTTGCCATATCTGGTATCACGTCCGTTGGTACCGGCATTCACGAACCTCAGGATGAAACCACGGTCACCTCCCCAGTAGCTGTCTATCTGCTCAGTTCGCTCCGACCTCTTACGGCGGTTCCCTCCACGCTGACCTTCCTGGAGCGTCCTTGGCGGTGTGTAGGCTCCACCCGTCCTGGATGCATGCCTCTTGGCAAGGATGTTGACGTTACCGCCAAGAATCCGGCGGTAGACTGATGTCCTCACCGCCTTGTATGCCTGACGTGGGTCGGTCTTCATGGAGGAAGCAGCATCACTCGACACAACTGACCGCACGGCCTTCAAGGTGTCACGGATGATGTTCTGCACCCGTTTCTCCATCGACGGGTCGGTCATCATCAGCCTCTCCAGCTCTTTCCTCTGCTTTACGAAGCCACCGTCAAATTCCATTTGTGGGGTTATACTCATACATACCGCCCAGAATCAAGGCAAAGGTTTACTTTTTGACAATAAAAAACTCCCCGCTCATCGGCAGGGAGTTGGCTTATCCTATGTGTTCCGCTCCGTCAAGTTGGTCATACAAAATAAAGCAGGTGCAGAGACATTGGATATTATCCACCTTGCAGCTGTCTGAACCACGGTTTCTCTTCACGGGCTTCTGGTTGCCCATCCGTGTGTCCTCGTCAAGAACCACGTTGCCGAACTCCCACGGCCACATGGGATTCTGGCTGAAGTGGAGGAGTGCGGGGTCTGCCTTGATGCAGTAGTCGAGCTCAAGCACAGCGGGATTGTAGGACGCATAGGTCTGAGAGACCGGCACCACGTAGGCTTCAGGATTCTGACCCAAGTCGTACACCCATGCCTTGAGCGCATTGATTGGTTCCTTTGCCTGATAGGCATCGTATCCGATACGGAGGATGTTCACCCCCTTGTTGTGCAGCTCAATGATACGTCCGACAGGGAGAGACGGCTGAAGAACCTCTCCTGGGGAGATGTGCAGCCAACCGTTCTGCACCCACTTCTCATACAACGGTCGGATACTGATTTCCTCAAGAGTCTTGGATGTCACCCACGCATCCATGTCGGCGAAGAACTGACGTGTCTCAAGGTTTACGGCAAGATAGGTCACTGCATGGAGGTCGTCGCCCTTGCTGAAGTCGGCACCGCAGATGACCACCCAACCACGGTCTGCCGTGCAGTCATCCACACGGACAGGCACCTGGAGCTGCCGTATCTTGTCGGGAGCCACCCAGTCTGATACACGGTTGGAAGCATAGACGTTGAAATATTTCGTCATCAACTCATTCATCTTTGTCTTGTCCACCTTCGCCTCTGATATCCATCCGTCATAGGACGAGTGCTGGGCAATGATTCCCAACATCGGGTTCACCTTATAGCGCAGGGTGGGGTAGGTGAGGATGGCTTCCTCGTTCTTCTCCCACTCATCAGGCTCCAGGCACAGGCAGAGACGGCGGTCATCCTCGAAGGACGGCTCTACCTTCCCTCCGATGTAGTCCAACTCCCTCTCAAGGGTGGTGTGGATGGCCTGGAGCTTCTCCATGAACGGCCCCGTGGTGATGGTTCCGGCAGTGGTGGTGGTGAATGTCATCGGCTCCCGTCTCGGTCCCATGGACGACTGGATGACGTTGACAAGTGAAAGCATGTCACTCTTCCCGTTGGTGTAGGCTGCCGATCCAAACTCATCAGCGCAGCAGAGCTGGGCAAACATACCATCCTTGGTCTTGCCACCGGCAGACAACGGACGGATGGATGAGTTGCGGATGTTCCTGAAGCCTTCCCGCCAGTCGGTCACCGTCTGGGTGGAGCGAATCATCTTGCCTCCATCATATTGTGAGACAAGCTGCCGTGTACGGCTGTAGAGAATCTTTGCCTGTTCCGAACTGTTGGCGCAGCAGTATATCTCGGCATTGTCATCCTCCAGAAAGAAATAGACGAACTGAATGAATGCAGCAAGGCCGGTCTTGTCGGTCTTACGTGGAGCATAGAATGTGAAGTCGGTGCAGAGTCTGCGGTAGTCGAAGATGCTGCCGTTGACGACCTTCTCCGACGGAAGCAGTTCCGGCTTCATGCGCTCGTCTATGCGGGTGTCCACCCATGCCATGGGACCGAAGACGGAAGCAAGGATGAACACCTGGAAGGGTGTCCACCTGTAGACTCTCTGACCGTTGGTGCCTGGGCACTTCAGCCCGCCATGGACGTGCAGCCAATGGCCGTTGTCCTCCTTCCATGTCCCCTCACGCAGCATGATGACCATCTGCACCTTCCTCACGTTGAACGGGTAGGTCTTCAGGATTCTCAGGAACTTGATACCTCCCAGAATCTCATAGTAGTTGTGCTTGTCATGCTCATCGAATGGAATGGCCGATGACTCCTCGGACAGTTGCCGGTAGTACTCCACCATCCGTGGGTCTATCTCCATAAGCTTGTCCATGCAGCCGGGCAGCATCCCCCTCAGTGCATCAATGGCGGCTTGTTTCTTGTCGGTGAATTCACTCATGGCATGTCCTCCTATTTGCCCAGGTTCTTCAGGCTGGCAAGTGCTTCAGCCAACGGGTCTGACTGGGTTCCACGCTTGGCATCCTCCTTCACCTTGCTCGGTGTGGTGGAGAATGACAGCCCAAGACTCTCGGCATATTGCAGCCATGTACGGTTCATCTTGTCGAATTGTGTCCATGCGGGATGGAGTACGGTCTTTGTCTGCCCCATGCTACCCACCTCGATCGTGGTGATGTCGGTGTTGACAAGTTTGTCATAGAAGATGTCGAGGAGCTGCCTGAACTTGGCTGCTGCCTCTATGTTTGACAAGAGGAAGATGTCGTCGGACACCTTGGTGCCGGTCCTGGCTTCCACACCTCTGGTCAGTTCGCTGATGTATTGTGACAGTTGTTTCATTTTTCGCTTTTCGGTTTAGGTCCTCGTTTCTTGTGGAAGATGATTTGAAGCGGTTGGTTCCGCTCAGCCCTCTTTCTCTCAAGTGGCTCACGGTAGTTCTTGTAGGAGTCCACACTCACGTCCTTGAAGCCGACCATGCGCCACACCTCCCAGAGGTCATCACACCATCTCCGTCTTGGATGCTTCTTGTCTGCCTCACTGCGCTTGGAGCGTGACATCCTTGCAGTCATGGCATGCATGGTCGGTATGCATAGGTGTGACTCCTGGCTCCTCGGTGGTATGAGCTCTTTGGGGACGAGCCCCAGGAGCGGGCAGTCCTGACAGCAGTCGGGCTGCTCGGTGGCTATCTCCACCTTGACTATGGTCTTTCTTGGCATGCGTATAAAAATTTTATTTTATTTTCGTTTTTGGCGGTATTTTGCAAATTGAGCGGAAAAACGTTCATATTTATGCAATTTTTCCACGGATAAAAGGAGCTTGATGGTCGGGCAAATCAGGAATCTCAAAATGGCTCCCTTAATAGATGAG